ATGAACATAACGGCCAAAAACATTCTGACAGTAGGCGATGGGCGATACAAGATCGCGCCGAATTTGTACCTCGTCGTCCGAAGAAACGGACTCAGCAGATCGTTTGTCTTCCGATACACATTCGACGGAAAGCGCAAGGATCTCTCGCTAGGGGATCCGGCAATCATCAAAATTCAAATGGCGAAGGATGAGGCGCTCAAGTGCCACACCCTCCTCACACAGGGAGTCGACCCGAAGGCTTTCAGAGAAGAAAAGAAAGCACCGGTAAAGACAAAGCACGAACCAACATTCAAAGAATATGCAGAGCGCATCATCCCGATCATCATTGAGGTCAAGCAGTACAAGAACAAGCACAGCATCAATGAATGGCGTCGGTGCATCCTCGGCCTCGCCGTCCAGCACATCGGAGACATGCCTATCAAAGAGGTCGAAACGTCTCACATCCTTTCGATCCTCAATCCACTCTGGAAGGATCAGACCCCGACAGGCGTCAAAGCACGTGGGTTCTTGGAGACAGTCTTTGCCTATGCAAAGCGTGAAGGGTTTTACAACAAAGAGAATCCGGCTACATGGCGCGGCAATCTTGACGCATGGCTGCCATCACCTCAACGCATCTACACCACCAGGCATTGCCCTGCCGCTACGCTTGATGAGACGGTCGACATTGTCAGCCGATTGCTTGCAGGTGAGGTCGGGGAGCCTCCTTCGCGTCTGGCCGCGCTCTTCGGCATCTTGACCTCAACGCGCCGCAAAGAATTTTCGCTCGCCTTTTGGGATGAAATCAATCTCGACGAAAGAATCTGGTACATCCCGCCCGCTCGCAGAAAAGACCGCAAACCGTTCCCGCACCGCGTTCCCCTGAGCGATCAGGCCATTGAAGTGCTGCTTGCCGCCAATCCGAGCCGGAAAGGCCCGCTCTTTCCATCACCTTACTGGGCGCATAGACCAATCCGCATTGACAACCCGTATCACACGGTCAGCAGACTCACAGACGGCAAAGTGACTATGCACGGATTCCGTTCGACCTTCCGAGACTGGGCGGCAAGAAACGGCATTGACAGGGTAGTTGCAGAGAAATGCTTGATGCACGCAACCGGCAACGCCGTAGAGCAAACGTATCAGCGTGACGACCTATGCGAGCTACGTCGTCCCGTCATGCAGTCGTGGGCCGACACGATCATGCCGAAGAAGAAGTGACGTTTTCCAAAGGCACAAAAAACGCCCCACCTACCGATCATGGTAAGTGGGGCATTTTCGTCTAAATGTTCGTCTAACGAAGTTTTTATAGGCGCCACCCTCAAACCGTTGCGGCAGAACGATTACAGATGTTCCAAGCCTGTTTTAGGCGCCACCCCTTCGTCTAAATTTTCGGCTGAGTTCGTCTACAACTTCGTCACTGACTGACGATCTTCGCGATCGCATCCTTGTCTATCGCAACTCGCTCAGAAAGGTCGACACCTCGTCGAACCAGCTCTGCGCCTCGCTCGACAAGGTCCGCGCATCGGGCAAGCTGCTCTCTTTCAGAGTCGCAGGTACCGGCACCGGTTGCGGACAATCGACTGCGAGCGTCGGCTGCTTGCTTGCGCACCCGCTCAAGATCAGCGCCAAGATCGTCGACGCGAGCAAGCGCCTTGTCCCGGGCCTCCCACGCATCCACCAGGCTCTGTGCATAAGTCCTCTCCTTCTCACGGTACTTGATCTCAAGAGACTGCGCCCTCGCTGCGTAGCCCTCGCGTAGCGCGGCAATGTCCTCGCCATAGAGCGCCGCGGCATAGCGATAGCCTGACACGAACGAAACCACTATGCCGCAAACAAGAAGAACTCGCTTCATAGCTACACAAGATACGCATACGCCGTAATCGCGAGTCCTAAGCAAAAAAATCTAAAGCTCCACTTTCTAAGATGTCCAACACGCCAGTCGAGGACCTCATCTTCTTTAAGTTCTTCCGGATAGTTAAGTAGCTTCAGAAATACGAGAAAGGCTACATAGAAAATAAGGCCATTGACAAACGGTGAAAGTGCCAGCTCCTGTTCTGAGTAAATGTCATAAACAAAATCAGGGAACACCTGCGCCCCAAAATATTCATGGACTTCAACCCAACGCCTGCAAAACCATTCCCACACAAGAGCCCAAACAAAAGCTAAGGCAATCGCATATTTACGAAATTCGGTGTCAGAGATACGATTGTTTTTCATACCTATCTTTCCTAACAAATCTATCAAGACTTTGGTTATGAACGATTCCACTGTGACCTCCTATCCAAAAAATCAGATTGTGTCACACGTGAGTGTCACTCATGCCCCAGTCGCTCAATTCTCATGTTCAGAACTGCGAGATAGTCCTGCATCAGTCCCTGCTGAATCCGAAGCAAGGACTTCGTGCGCTGATCCAGTTTGGCGAAGCTAAACCCGACTATGAAAACTGACAGTCGATCGAGACGGCTCTGCAACTCATCTCGTTCCTTGGTCAATCGTTTCTTCCAACCCATCATTCTTCTCCCAAGAAAAGCTTGCGCTCCTCGCGCCGACGACGGACGAGGCCCGGGAGCTCACGCCCAGCCGCGTAGGTCCACTTCAGAAACTCATCGCCGGCCGCCTCGATGTCGCCCGCGTTGAGCAGGCGCAGGAGCGTGCTCTTCGCGACAGCTCCGACGCCGACGTTGAAGGCGAGTGACAGCAGGGCGATGTACTGGCCCTCCGTTACCTTCACATTGACCCATGCCGCGAGCCCAGACGCGTAGCGCTTGAGGTCCTCAAGGAGCATGTTGTAGGCTTCCTTGTACGTCACGACTTGACCCTTCTTCACGTCGGAACCGGTGTGGCCGAAGCCAATGGTTAGCACGCCCGCGGGGCAACGGTACGCAGTCTCGCGGAAGCCTTCCCATTGTTCAATGAAGTCTGCGGCCAACTCGACCGGCCAAGCCGCAAGATGTCTCGTTTCACTCATGGGCTTTCTCCTGTATGCCAAGTTTTTTTTCAAAAAAATGCTCGACGATCTGGAAGGCACGTGCGCCCATATTTCCGCCGATGGCCGCACACACAGCGCTGACTTCGGTAGGCTGTCCGAGCCCTTCCGCGAGCATGTAGAGGACGCAGCCAACGAATATGGAGGACAGCATGTCCCCGATGAATTCAAAGAATTTGAATGTGCGTCCAGACTTGATTAGACAGTAATATCTGACAACGCCACCGCCGGCTCCGAAAAGGATCGGAAGCAAAGCGCGTAGTGACGCCCACGAATTTGGATCTTTCTCTGGCATAGTTTTTGAAAATGTTTCTGACGATAGTGGATGTTCTCGTCGCAGTTGCTTCGCTCATATCTGCGACCTACTGGCTTAGCTCGGCGACTAAAACGCTATATGCAAAAGATACGAAACGCTCCAGGGAGGAACGAAAGCAACTCATGGAACTCGCACAAGATCGGAACATGCGCGCCGCTTTTGCCGCGTCCTTCGCCGCCTACTTAGTCACTATGCGGTACATCTACATGGCTCTCTCCGCAGTAGGGGTTGCGTAAGGGGACGACTGGATCGCCCCCTGCGTGGTTAACGATCCATTGCTAGAACCGTGCGGATGTGCTTGATGCACTCCCACGCTTCACAAAGATCTTCCAGGTTCTGGGATGTCAGGCTGTAGTGACCGTCCCGAGCGTCGTCGAGGATCTTGTCGATCTTCTCCAGAAGCTCTTCTTCGGTGCGCTCACCCTGCATCTTTCGCATGTCCTTCAAGTCCATGACTTTCTCCTTAGTCGACCGCGTGTCTCTTCGCGATCTCAAGGAGCGCGTCGATGTCCGCCTTGTCGACCATGTAGCCGCTAAGCTCCACCTTGCCACCGGCCTCTTCGAGCGCGGCGTAGGCGGCCGCGGATGCACGGTCAAGATCAACCTTCCCTTCGTCCACGATGCCGAGCATCTTGAGCGTCGGCAGGGACTGCTCAACACGCACCGCTACGGCGTCGCGGATGTAGGGGGATACGAAGCCGATGCCAAACTTCAGGAGCCCGGTGGGTGCCTTCGGCATGACCACCGTGGTGATGAATTCGCTGGCAATCGTCGGTATCTGGGAGACTTCAACGTTCATGACGCGCTCCTACCGGTTACTGCTGCGCCGTCGTGCGGGCGGGATTGGAGACCGTCACCTGAGTCGCGCCTTCGGGAGACGTCCACTCGTTGTAACGGGGCATCGGCTGCGGGCAGATCGCGCCAAGCGGCACGACCTCCTTCGTGATGGCGTTGACACGAGCCTTGAGACAGCCGACCTCGGTGGCCAGATTGTTGAGGCCGCATGCACAGTCGGAGGCAACACGGTCGATCTTCTGCGTGATGATCTGTTCGCGCAGCTGAGCCTTTTCGGCTTCACACTTCTGCTGTGCTTCCAGAACCGCCACACGTTCACGATTGGCCGCGGATTCCTGAGCGATCGGCGTGATGTAGGCGTACATCTCGTCTCGAAGCGTCTTGTTGTCCGCGAGCGTCTGCTTGTAGACCGCCGCATCCTGATTGTCGCTGTAGCGCATGGCCGTCAGTTCCGCGATCTTCGCGTCCTTTTCGGCGAGAGCGTTAAGCGCCATACCAGTCTGAGCGTTCAGATAACCGCCGCCCAACAGACCGCCGAGAAGGCCGCCGTTGGCGTTGAGAAGACCCAAAGCGGTACCAGCGATACCGAGTCCAAGGCCGCTTCCTGCGACACCCTTGCTTGCGAATTCACCCATGGCAAATCCTCCATTCAGATTGCACGAAGCGTCGGCTCGGATTAGCCTCCTCTCCTCGTGCAAGACCAGTATCTCGCACATCAGAACGCACACGCGCACAAAAAAATCCCCCGAGCATTTGCCCGAGGGAATCGTTGTTGATTTGTTTATGGCTTGGCTACGTGCTTGCCTTCGCAGGGATGAAGCCTGCGTAGACGCCGAGTTCGCCCTTCACGGCTATTCGCACGGTTTCGCCCTTTCTCACAGGGATCGACACACTAGCGCCGCCATACATGTGGTTAGAAAAACCACTAAGAGTAGAAGACACCTCTGCAAGTGCCGCGTTCACTTCGGCCTTGTGGGTATTCCCCGTGGCGAAAACAAACCCATCAGCAGGAGCAACGTACTCGTTCCACCATTGGTCGGCGACAACAGGAATGTCGATCTTCTGACTGGACGGGAAAGCGTTCATTGCCGAAGCCTTGCCGAATGCTCGGAGGAGATCCTTATTCATAAGAAGCACCTCCGAAGCAAACGTTAAGAGCCGATGTATGGGTAAAAGCGGATGTGCGCCTTGATGTTCTGAGCAGCTCCATCAACCCACGCGTACCAGTGAATCGTTTCGCCCTTTCGGCAAGGAGTCTCAAGAACCGGCCACGTCTGCCCGTAGCTCCCAACGAACCCACAGTCGAGCTGATCTCGTCGAACCGTGAGGTTGTAGTAGGCGTAGCCTTCAGCGGGCTCACACTGGATGACGAACACGCCGTCGCACGGAGGAACGTAAGTGTTTGCGTTAGCATTCTCATACCCTGTCGGGAAGGAGATGTCAGTTGCAATGTAGTGCCCTGCGACGACACTCTTATGCGAGCCGCGATAGGCGTCAAGACACGAGTTAAGCAGTCTCTTAAGCATGGCACAACCCTCCAAATAAGCTGTGCCACAGAGTTTTTACCCCCCCCCAACAGAAGGGAAGAACCGCAAAAAGTTAACCGACATGCCATCAGCGTATGCTATGCGTGCCGTCTCTCCCTTGCGAACAGGGATATACCCTTCAGGATTTTGCCCAGCGTTCGGGATTGCCTGCACTTGCGACACAGATGCGACAAGCGAGAACCATTGATTCACTGCGTTCGACTGCACGCTTAAGCAGATATATCCGTTTTGAGGCGCGACAAACGTCTGACTGTTGAAGTCAACGAAGTCCCCTCGTGGGCAAAATGCCTTGGCACCACCGCTCAAGATAGCGGCACGAAGTTGATCTTTGATACTCATGCCGCTACCTCCATGCGGGCGTTGTTACTGGCTACCGAGAGAAGGAACGAAGTAGAACTCCCCTTGCTTGAACGCACCCCATATCGCATAGGAGATCCTTTGCCCACGGGTGCAAGGAGCGCAGGCTTTTGCCCATGTTGAGCTACTGTTTGTCGAGAGGGTTTGTATACCTCCGTCTTTGCGAATCTCGGCATCGACTTGGGTACCCTCAAGCCAAATGACGCATAAGCCGTTTTCGGGCGGCACGTACTCGCGATTTCCTTGCTCAGTTGTGGGCGCGAAACTCTCGACGATGACGCAACGTTCAGACGGGAACGCGAACCCGCTTCCAGCTTTCGCAAAGTTTCGGAGGCAGTCTTTAAGCGAAGCCATAGCGCACCTCCGAAACGATTGCGAGACAACGATGGAAGGTATCGTTTATGCCCCCCCCGATCGTTTTGGTGAATCGCACAATCCACTGTTCAATATGTTCACGCGCTTCATAGAAGCTCACGGTTGCCGAATTTCCTTTTCTAAGATTCATATGCACTGATCCATCGGTTGTTCTTGCGGCGTGTCTGCGCCCATCGCCATCAGCGATGTTTACCCCCGGAGTCGCGTTGCCGTCTCTTCCGGCGGCTTGTAAAAAGGCAGACAGAACGCCATCACAAGGTGCAACATATATGACGCTTTCACCATTCGGTGACGTGAAGTTCGTCTTTTCCACGAGGGCAATGATTTGATTCGAAGGCATGGCTCCCCTTGAGCCTACCTTCAGCGTCTCCGCCCGAATTAGATCCTTCAAAGTTGCCATCAGAACCCCCTATACATGTTTGCCTGCATGGCGCGAGACTCGGCCTTCTGGCCGCACTCATAAGCAATGCACGCAGGCATCGTCGGATACTCGACGAACGGGAAGCCCTTCTGCGCGGGCATGTCCCTCAACGCCTCACGGTACGTCATCACCTCCGCACGCTCCTCATCGGTCAGCGCTTCGCGGGCAACCTTCGATTCCTTCTGCACCGTCATGTCGGTCAACTGGATGTAGCAGTCCGTGTCACTGATGCGTGCATTGCGCTCGGAGCGAACCGTCTGTGCATAGCGCTCGGTCACGAACGCGTCGTCGCGCTCGGGCAAATTCGCTTCGGTGTAGTACCCGCCATCGGCAGAGCGGAAGAGCTCACTGGGCTTCTCCTTTGCAGTCACCCACGTCAGAACACGACCGTCAATCTCTTCGTCCTTGCACTCATACCCTGCGGCACGAGCGGCCTCAAGATCGAGCGGATCAACGAAGCAATGGACGAACTCACTGTTAGAGTGTGCCGCCACCTTGCCGTTGCGATCCATCACCACATAGCCGCCTACTGGCGAGGACAGAGCCTCGTTCAGGTATTCGGCCTTCACATCAGATAACGTTTTCACGCTTCCTCCTTATGCGGGAACCTGCCCGCCAAATTCGACAATCAATTCCTTGAGAGCAGTCTCAAGCTCGGACGTATCCACCTTCTGTGCAAGCCCCGCGTTGTAGGTCACGGTGTCGACCTTCTGTGCAAGCCCCGCGTTGTAGGTCACGGTGTCGACCTTCTGTGCAAGGCCTGCGGTAACGTCGGCTACCATGGCAACCTCATAGCCGCCCGGTGTGGAACCGTCCATCAGGTGGATCTTCCACTTGGACGTGTCCACCACAAGTTGCTTCGGAATGCCTGTGTAGGCCTTGACCTTCTCTGTCGTATCGCCCATCTGAGCGAATCGTGTCGGTTTCGTAGCCATTACGTCGTGCTCCCTAAATCAATGTCGCCATCAAAGTCGGCGATCGTTATCTTGTCCTTGGCGGACAGCGCGCCTAGTGTCGGTTTGCCGGTAATGCCCGCCCACGTCGTAGTGCCCGCCGGCCCCGTTGGACCTCGCTCACCCTGGATGCCCTGATCGCCCTTCGGGCCTTTGATGTCGCCACAGTCGACCCAAGCGCTTCCGCTCCACGAGTAGAGACGCGAGCCGACCATGTAGGCGTCGCCCAGCGTTCCGGTCGGATGTTGCTCTTGCAACTCCTCGAGGGACGGGAAGCTACCCTTGATCGCAAGTGCTGCGCCAGTTTCGCCCTTCGGTCCCTGTGGACCTCGAACGTTTGCAAGCCTCGCTCCAACCGTGAACGTGCTCGATGCGATCGACGCGATCTGGAAGACCTCACCATCAGGATCAATCACCGTGTCACCGACCTTCACATTGGCAGAAGGCGTGAGCGAGGTAAGCGCCGCAGTGCCGCTGGCGCTCACGTTTGTCGACGTGAGCCGAACTGCGAATGCGGCCACCTTGGCAGACTCTGCTGCGGCCTGCGCGGACTTTGCCGCCTCGCTTGCCTTGGTCCCCGCGTCCGACGCCTTCTGCGTCGCAGTGGTTGCCGCAGTCTCGGCCTTGCCCTGCGCCGTCACGGCAGCAGTCTTCGCAGACTCTGCACCGGCCTTGGCCGTATCGGCTCCTGCCTTCGCAGTCTCCGCCGCCTTCAGAGCGTTCGATGCAGCGGTAGCCGACTTGGCTGCGGCATCAGCTTGCGCCTTTGCGTTGGCCGTTTGAGTAGCGCCGGCCGCGTTGACGGCGGCAACTTGTGTCGTGCCGGCATTCACCACCAAACCGACCTGCTTGGTGCCCTCGGCAGCCACAACCGACTTCTGCGAGGAGCCTTCCTGCGTAATCTGATCGATGGTGGTGGAGCCCGCATTCTGCACCGCAGTCACCTGCGTGCTGCCCACAGACTGAATGTTCCTCACGCCCGCCGCAGTCGCGTCCATCACCTCCTGCAGGAGACCACTGGTGGAGCTTTCAGACTGCGCGGCCTGGTCGGCGTAATACTTAGCGCCATAGAGCTCGCCTTCCACCGGGGCCGTCGTCTGCGTGGCCCACTTCTTTGCGAGAGCATTACTTGCCTCTGCACCGGCTTGCGCCTCGAGCGCGGACGCATTGGCGGCCTCCGCGCTCTTCTGCGCCGCTTGAGACAGCCGAACGTTTTCAGTCGTTGTCTCGACAGCATTCACCGCCGTCTCAAGGTCTCCACGATCGATGGCGTCGGCTACTTTGTTCACGTCATCGATGTTGATCGCAACCGTGTGGATGTTGCCGTCAACAACCTCGATGTCGCCAACGATCTCATCCGTCGTGGAGCCGCAGTCCCAGTCGCCGTCGCCTACTACCTTGCCGACAAGGTCAGTCGCGACGGTCTCGACGTATGGCATACCGCCAGACACCGTCACGACATCCTCGATCTTCTCTACCACCTTGGAGACTTCGTAGGACTTGCCGGCAACCTCGACAACCGCATCCTTGATGCCGGCAACGGTCTTCACGTCCTCAATGGCCGTACCTGTCGCCACCACAGGCTCGATGTTGTCGGCCACGGTCTTGATCTCGTCCTTGAACGGGACGATGACGGTGGCCGCTTCGGCATATTCCTTCGTCTTCTCTTCGGACTTCTTCGCCTCTTCGGCAGACTTCTGAGCGGCATCTGCGAACTGTCGAGCGTCGTCTTGTGCGGCCATCAGCTTCTCAATCAACTGTTCCGGCGTACTGTCAGACGTTGGCGGAACTGACAAGGTGCGGCCAAGGCGCTCGACGAGCTGCTGGATCTGCACAACAACTCGATCCATCGCCTCATTGATGATCTCAGGCGGGAACCTCGAGTAGTTCGTCAGCTGCATGTTCTGCGTGTAGGCAACGGCAGACCCAACTACAAAGATGTTCCCGTTGACAATCGGCGTAGTCAAGACAACCGTGCCACCCGGCGTCGCGGCCTGATCAGAATTCATCTCGACTGAATAATCCTGCCCATACACAAGAATTCTTGCCTGCGCTTCAGGATCATCAGCCGTGGCGACATACACGTCAGTCTTTTCAAAGATGAGAAAGCCGAAAGGCAATCTCGACTGTCCCTCTGACGTGAACGGCCCAGCTAATCTTTTGACGTACTCGATCATAGAAAATGGCTCCTTAGTGGAGCCATCTTCGTATGATTGGGCGAACACACGCGCACTAGTCTTGCGGAGGCGATACGACCCTTGGAGCTCTGGATGGAACCATATCCGTCCTGCCCCAGTAATAACCCTGTCCCGTTCCCCGTCTCATCTTGGTTTCCATGCGCTGCAGATATCCGGGCGACAGATAGTCCTGAACCTCGTTCATGAATGCACGATCAATCACAGCCGATGTGTACCAGAGATTGACGAAAGGCGTGTGCGACCTGACAAGCCTGACAGCGCGGGCCCCAGGCTTCGTCTCCTTGTCGTAAATCGCGCTACCGGCCATCGATGTCAGCAAGTCTGACGCATCGACCACCGTCCCGACGACCGGACCTGCAAAGTTGGTAAGACCGGACATCGCACCATAGCGCGCATCCTCACTCAAGCCGTTGACGATCCAGTCTCCAAGGAAACCCAATCCGCCGCCCTTCGTGAACGCCTGCATCCAGAAAGCCTTGTTCTGAAGCGAGACCTCCATGTCCTGCAGATCCTTACCGTTGAGAAGGTTCTGCACCTGCAGTGAGATTGCACCGAAGATGGTAGTCGCAACGAAGATGCCGGCAGCGTAGGATGCTTGGTCGACCCTATTGCCATACTGGCCCAAGAAAGCCGCTCGACGGTAGTGGCGCTCCATCATCGCAATCGGGAAGGACTTGAAGAGGAAGAAGGATCGATAGAGCTCACCCTTGATCGTCCCGCGCTTGAAACCGCCCGTCGTCTCAGCACGCGTGATTAGATCGGGCCCGAGGGACGCCATCTCGCTCTCGTTGATGATGAAGCCCAAGAGCTTCGAAGGAAGCGCATCAATCTCCTCCTGCATGACGCCGTTTAGCGTGCCTTCGTTCAGGCTCTTCAGCTGCCGAAGCGTGATGAACTCGATGCCCTTGTACGACTCCGTACCTGCCATCTGCATCAGCTCAAAGTCACGCTCGGAGATACCGCCCTCAGTCAAGCGAGCTCTATCGTACTCATCAAGATCAGCCCAATTCTTCTTGAGCATCTTTGCCATGCCGGCCATCATGTTCAAGCACATGGCTCGACGCGTCGCATCTGTGAAAGCAGAAAGAAGCGAGGCCTTCATCGTGGCATTGGCAAGCTTTGCAGTCCATCCTTCACCTATGTTGTCAGCGGCATACCTGTTGAAGTCACTGATGATGCTGTCAGCAATGAAACCAGCACGATTCGCGTACTCCTTCCAGTCAGAGCCATAAGCCGCCACAAAGAACTTCAGACTGTCCATGAAGCCGAGGCGATTGAAGCCACTGGCCACGAAGTACGACGGGATATCCGAAAACGAGGAAATGAAAGCCTTTCCAAGTTTGCCCGCCACCTCAAGGTTGCGCCAACCGGCCATGAAGTTTGCCACGCCGTCTCGATTGATCTCGATCTGCGAGGTCACGCCGCTCAAGACATTCCAGATGTCGTCGACTGTTGCACCAAGCAAGCCCTGATGATCCGAATACTTCTTCAGAAGATCGATCTTGCCGACAGTCCCCTGCGCTTGAGACGCAACGTTGTCCGCCACGCCCTTTAGCATCGTGTACGTAGCCTGAGGCTTCGGCCCGAACGACTCAAGCAATGAAATGTCATTGCTCATCTTGGCGATATGCCCCATCAGGGAACCCGTCAGACTGCTGTTCCCAAACTTTGACTCGTACCGAATGAAGCTTTCGGCATCCTTGAAGTGAAGGACTCGATGCGGGTATTTCTTGTATCTGGCCGCATTAGTCGCGGGAAGATTCTTCGCAATCTCTGTCACGTCGTCAGTCACAACACCGTTTGTGATGATGTCATCGTAGGAGTGCTCAAGAAGCACCAGCAACTCATCGTCAGACATCATCTCGCCCTTGTCGTTCGTGAAGCGCTCACGATCCAACAGCGGAAAAATCTCATCGATCCAGGCATCCTTGCCTGCCTTGCGGATTTTCCACAGATCATGAGACTGCGGGATGTAGCCATAATCGATCTTGCCGATCTGAGCGCCGGCACGAATTGCCCGCTCACGCATGGCGTCTGTTGTCTTCTCCCATGCCTCCCATGCCGCTTTCGCTCGAGCGTTGCCCGTGTCCTCGCCAAAGGCCTCACGAATGAAGTCACGCACGTCCACGGCATCCTCAACGAATCCAAACCAATGGCTATTGATCCCCTGTAACGTGTCGAGCATCTGCGTGAGATATTCGTTCTGAATACCGCGTGCGCAACGGTAGACGCTGCGCATGATCTCGGCCACGGCGGAGTATGCGTGGAGGTCCCGCTCGTTGGAAAGGCGATCCATCTCGCGAATTCGCTCGTCCTGACGAAGCACCTGTCTGGCAATATCAGCCTTTCTCTTCAACGCCTCGAGCTTGATCTGCTTGATGTACTCACCAGCCGCCGCTCGAACGCGATCATCGTTCGGGAGCTTCGCCCACGCATCGGGGTCCGACCGGCGAAGCGCTCCCATGATCTGCCGCATGTTCGACATGATCGCATCGCCATCTTCAGGCTTGACGTTCTTGCCAGTCACGGCGGAAATCGCCGCCAGACATTCTTGTCTCATTGTTGGATCCCTCCGTTTTTCAGGATGCACTCAGTCGCCTTTCCGATACCGGCAGCGTCGATCTCGGCTTCCTGATCCACTCTCTGCATCTCAGCAAATACCTCTTCCATAGTCATCTGTGTACCGTTATCGTCGATAACGTAGGCCTGGTCCGGCTTCTCCGCAGCTAAGTTTTCAAGTCGCACCATGTCTGCATCCTTGCCCGCGACAGAAACCGCACGCGCACGTTCTTCTGACATCGGATCAACGTCAGCTTCTGGCTCAACCTTCGTATCAGACTCAGCTTCCGCTTTCTGTTCCGCATCCTGTGCGATTTTCTCTCCCACCGCGTCGACAAGATTTTCTGCAGGCTTCGCTGCGTCCTGTCCCGCCTTGATCGACTGTCGAATGCTTTCGACATCAACGTCAGGCATCAGGGAGAGACCAGTCTTACCCTCATCAATGAGACGCTGAATCTCGGCATTCTGCGCCTGTCGCAGATAGCTCATTGCGTCTGCCAGATCAAGCGGGTCACCAAGCAGCATCCCGCTTCCTTCTCCAAGACTCTGCGTGATCGAATCGGAGAACCCTCCAAGGATGCGACCGATCTCCGCCGCAGAATTCTTATTTGCTGAGAAGATCTCAAAGATCTGCTGCGCCACGGGATTGACGTCTCCGAAGATATCGGCCTGGCCTGGCACATCCCCTCGCTTGATCATGTTGACGGCCTCGACGATGCCCGGTCCAAGGTCAATGACGCCGCCGGACGACTCTCGTATGTTGATGACGTGAGGTGCAAAAGCCGCCATCGCATTGAGAATCCTCTTGATCCCCTGCTTGTCGGTCTCTACGGCCACGAGCGACGTGAGCTCGGGATCGCGATAGGCCGCATAGAAGAGCGCCGCCTTTACTCGAGTCTTTGCCGCTTCGGTCGGATTCCCGGCACTATCAATCAGGCTACCCAAGGCACTAGGCTCACCGATGTCCGTCACGAAACGATTGAGAGTGTCTCGTGTTGGATCGCCGTTCTCGTCAAACGTGTACTCCTGTAGACGGCGGGCTGACAGCTTGCCGGCATCCTGCACTGCACGCTCCTTGCCGCTCATCTCGAGCACCTGACTCTGATTCGAACGATCAATGAAGCCTGTTGTCACCTTCTCGTTCGGGATAAAGCGGACAAGTGCCGGTCTCTTCAGCTCTTTGATTGCCTGAGGATCGATGCCCGTCATCTGCGTGTCGGCGATCATGTCCTCTATGTACTGGCCTGCTGTGCCACGGTTGTATGCTTCAGTAAGCCCCGCCATGCGCCCGTTGCCGGCAACCGCATGCACGCGAGACGAGTCCTCGCCGTAGGCCTCAACAGCGCGTCCATCCCACGTATTCGACGTGAGCACGCTGTCTGCCTCGACAACGGCGTAAGTTACGGGTACACGTTCGCTACCGTCCATCACATAGTCAGTTATGCCCTGATAGCGAACATCCGGCATGGAACCAAACGACACGATCGGAGCGCCACTACCGGTCGAGCGGTCAAACGACATGCGGCTGTAAATCGGATTGGCAGCAATGGACGACATCTGCCCGATTGAGGCCACGGCTGATCGATCGCGGTTCTGGAGAACCACCATCGAAGACGAGTCATCACTCATCTGGACGGCACGAGCAAAGTTCTTCTGTGCCTTCGTCAGGGCGACGTCATTCATCTCGACGCCCTTTACCTGCTGCGCTACATCGACCGGCTTCCCGTCGTTGATCTGCTCGACAGCAACCTTCGTCGCACGTTGAGCAGCGTCATACGCATCGGCGCTGCGCGGATTCTTGAAGGGAGCCGTCGTCTTCTCTTCCGTCGCACGCTGAGACTGCGCAACGCGAGCCGCAACGATCTGAGCGCGATTTGGCTTGACGCTTCGGACACGTTCCTGCTGTCCGTACATGCGCTTGACGACGGTCTCAACCTGCTTGGAGAGGGGCGGAAGATCCTCACCAATGGCCTGCTTGTACCTATCCTTGACGACTGTCTCAACAGGGTTTTCTGCATCAACGCCAATGATGGACTTGTACAAGTCAACAATCCACTTGCCGAACCGCTCGAAGATTCCCTCGAGATCGCGCGTAGGAGCCTTGCCCTTGGAAAGGAAGATCTCTACCTGAGCAGCAAACAGCTCCTGATACTTTCGTTGTCCATCGACGCCCAACGCGCGCCACTCCTCGACGCTGTTGATACCCCACGACTTGAGTAGCGCCATTGCATCAGCAAGCAGCTCCGGTTTGATCTTGCCGTTGTCAAGAACCCTCATCAGCATGTCAAGGTACCAATGGGCATGCTCATGGGCAAAAGTAGAAATATCCGCCTTCGGAGTCAGCGTGATCTTTCTGGCCGCAGGTTCATACATACCACGGACCTCAAAGGTGCCATCCGGCATGTGAACGACGCCACTACCATCCTCTACCGCCTTCTCAATCGCATTGCGCATCTCGATAGCAGCGTCGTCAAAGACAACCGCACACTCGCCGTCGATTGCGCCCTTGTAGCGATAGCCTTTGAGTCCGTGTTGCTTCAACGCCAGAGAAGCAGCCTTAGCAGAGCCATACTTCGCGATAAGAGCTGCAAGAATCTCCTTGCCCGTCATCTCGTCAAGCGATTTGCCTGCATAGGACACGGGCTCGACATCTTCGATGCCGTTCTTCTCGCGCCGCATAGCCGGCTGCGTCCTGACGTCCTCATCAGTCAGAAGAGCCCGAACCGCATTCTGCACAGCTTCCAGCTGTTGAGACAGCGGAAGGTCCTCGTGCATCATCACGTCGTCATCAGGAATCTCAACCTTGTAGACATTGCCGTCCTCGTTGCGGAGCCCTTCGACAGCAGACTCAATGCGAGGAGTCTGCTTGCCCTTGCCAATCTGAGCAACCAGAGAGGCCTGGACGGCATCCATCGGGTTCTCATGCCCAAGCCAGTTTGCTTCCTGAAGTGCATCAAGGAGCTCACGAGTAGCAGGGGACAACTTGTCGCCGGCAGAGTACAGAGCCTTCGCCATGCCTTCACGAGTCTTGACGTCCATGCCGGCAAAGACACGGCTCAACTCATCAGCGACGCTTCGATAAGACGTCACGCGGCTTCTGTAGCCCTCAGCAATCTGACGATCAAGGGAGAAGTACAAGCCCCAGCCGTGAGCCTGCACACCCTCACCAGACCCGACGTGGTCAAGCGTGAACTTGTCGAACGTGTAGGCGGTACCGTGATACGCAGCTTGTTCGAAGGCGCCGCGGCTAGAAGGGGCATCGTAATACACCCCGCCAACCACAGTCGCGCCAAGGTCAACCGGATCGAAGTACGACTTCCCGTCAGCTCTCACATACGGCTTGTTTCCGCCTAGAACCTGTGATAAAGTGACCTTAAATGGATGGGGCCCGACGGGATGCTGAGCCACCTCAGGGGCAGGCACCGTATCCCCATCAAAGGACCCGCTTGTCGCTGAGGCTTCGTTGACAGGCGGGTTCGTCGTTTCTACGAGCTCGAAATCGATGTTGTCTACAGAGTGGAGAGCGGTGCGCTCTTGACCTTTCGTAGCATAATCACGGACAGTGAAAACGACCCTTAAATTTTGATCTCCAATGCGAACCGCATTGACGAGCTTGTGAACGCCCTGCACCTCTGGATTGCCATGAACTACATCACTATGGCTTTCGATGAGTCGAGCCCCCTCAGCCAACTCAACCAAATCATCGCCGACTGTTTGTAAAAACCAACGACGACGAGCCTTTGCAGTCCATTTTTTGATATCAGAAACCGATGCTGTCAGCTTAAAGCCCGTGTCCTTGTTAGTGACGCCTTCGGTAAATGTTCTCTGAAATGACGGGACGACCTGCTCCAACGGCTTCTGAGTATTCTCAATCACCTTCAGTTCCAGCGCCGTATCTGCAGACAACTTCGTCGGCCCTGCGTGCCACTCAATACCCTGAGTCACAGGCATATGAAAGGCGTTGGCTGCAGAGCGCTCATCCCCCTTCTCAATGGTGTAGGCTACATCCTTCCAGTCAACGCCTGCATCCCGTGCAAAAAGCACTTCCCCCTTCGCGTGAGCACCCGACTGCACATCTGCCTGTTCGTCCGTATAGACGCCAGTAGCCTTTAGGTCGCGACGCAGCGCATCCCTCCGTTCTTGCGTATCGCGCTCGAGCTTTGTCAGCGGACGACGCCACGCGGCCGCACCGAAGAACGCGCTAAATGCACCCGACACGATCATGTCCGTAGAGTTCAGGTCATACTGCCTCGCCAACTCCTTGTAGTCCTGTTGCTCAAGAATGAACTGGATACCCTTGCGCTCGGCAGAATCCGTGCCAATATTTGCCAGACCACCGTAGAGCGTAGACTGCAAGCGCGTGCCGCCAATTGCTGCCGGCAATCGGAGGCCAATCGCATTGGCGGCGAAAGACGTGACGCCCGCCCATGTGCGGGTATTCTGATCGACGCCATCATCCTTGAGTTTCTGCGACTCATTGACGCCGATATCAGCACCAAACGCCAGCGCACCCGCGCCAGGGCCAAGAGCGGCCGAGTACCCCGCGGCCTTTGGTATCGAGCGGAACAAGCCATGAATGATTTGAGTCGCAGACCCCATGATCTCGGGATCCGCCTCGTAGTGCGCCTTGCTGTAGGCACGAGTAGCCTCAGCCGCACGCAGCCATCCCTCACGCTCCTCTTCCGTCCCAATCGGTAGTTCCGAAAGCACGGTAAGAGCCGAGCTCTTTGTTTCTGCTAGCGCCGCGTTCATGCCTTGCCAGGAATCGCCGATACCCTCGAACCAACTCGGCTCATAGCCTGTACCGGGCAAAGGCTTCGGCTTAATGATCTTGCCGTCAAGATTCAGCTTGACATCCGGCTCAACGCGCTTGAAATAGTCGGACAGATGCTCAGCCTCTCGCTTTGAGAGCATGCGGCCCGGCGTAAAAACAGTCTTGCCATCAACCTCAGACCACGTTCCGCCAGCAACGCCATCCTTACCGTTGTAGACAGACTGGTCGGAGAAAGTCGGGTGGTTCGGCTTTTTGTACTTATCGCCAAGATGCCCGCGTTCATCCTCAGACATCGAGCCAGACTTGAGTTCCTTCCAAGCTCCGCGAATGTCGTAGTCGTAGGAGTCTCGCTCACGATTGTTCTCCTTCGCCCACGCCTGAAACTCAGCCTCCTCATCAGGCGTGAGTTCCGTGTTGAACTTGTCGCTGTAGTCCAGCGCCGTGACCGGCGTAATGTCGTCAGTACCGTAGCGGTTGATTCGTGCCTGCCGCATGTCCTCAGCAGACATCAGAACTTCGTCGCCCGTCTTGGGCCTGAAAATCTCGTCAAGAAACATCGTCAATCATTCCCGTGGTAATCGCCTTCGTAGGCATTCTTCGGTTCCGTCGTCGGCGCTTCCAACACGCCAAAATAGTCATCGTCAAGCACCGTCGCACTCTTTCGCCTCTTGACCTGTTTCTCCACCATGTCTTTGGAGAGATCGAACGTATAGAGCCTCCCATCATCGTCAACGACGGGAGAGCTTCCATAGATCAAGCTGTATGTAATGGAGCCGTCATCATTCGTGCTTTCAACCTTGAGCTTGAGCTTCCTCAACTGTGTGGACAGTTCGTCACCAGTGAACGCAAGGCCGTTCGCATAGAACCACTTCTTTGACTTCTCGAGCGTTTGAGCTTGAGCGCCAACAAGGTCCTCGATGTCAGATGAGAAAACGCCCGATTCGACGCCTAGTGGCACCAGCGTCTTCTTTCCTCTGTACGAGATCACCTCGCCACCAACCGCCTGCTCTACCGCAGAGGTCATGTCACCATCGCCGTTGAGCAGGCCATAGCCATAGAGGCCGCGCGCAATCTCAACGGCCGCATCAGCAGAATCGGGAGAGGTGAATAGACCTTGAACATCACCCTCATCCCCAATGAGCGAATAGGCCGTGCCGGTGATGCCGTGGACATCCGCATCATCAACCTTGACGCGCTTCTGGTCGATTGCATCAAGGCCTCGAAGGTATCTCTCACCAACGGACATCCCGCCCTGCAAGTCCTTCCCGAATCCCGCAAGAGCAAGAGCGTATTTCCTACTGTCCTTCGTGAACTGATTCGTGACGCTGGCAATGCCGGCGGGCCCGACAGCATTAGAGATAACGCTCAGCATCTCGCACTGCTCGTCTACGTTGGCTTTCTCAAGAGCACCGACGAGCATCTTCGCTTCAGAAGCAGAGAAGAGCGTCTGAGGCACGCGCCAGTCGGAGGACAAGTCCCCGGCAACCGATACGCGGTGACGGAGCTCTTCGCCAACAGAATTCAAATCTCCGAAGTTGAGAGGCTTGACGCCATACTGCCCCGTCAAAATAGCAGCGCCCATCGGATCAGTCTTCCGGGCCTTGACGATCTCTCCTGCAGCCTTCACGCGCGCATTGTGGCCCTTCATCTTTTCCGCATAATCGGGATCCCCGGGCGCAGGCCTGCTTGCCCTGATGTCTTCCTCGATCAGGTCGACAGGCATCATCTGATAGGCGTACGTGGCCTTTGATGTGTCGAAATCAATCTTGTAATTTGCGTAGCGCTCCTTTCCTTCCTTGTCGCCATACACCTCAACGAACTGACCTTCCGTAAGCTCGTTTTCGTCGGCCCCGGTAGATGCCACCGTCGCGAGCGAATTTTGCACCTCACGAGTCAAAGAACCCCGCTGCTCACTCCTGCGTTGGGCGGCCATTGAAAAGGCCTGAGTGAAGAGGTCGATCTTCTGATTCTTTGAAAGGCGATCCACGACAGGAATGCCAGACCGGAAGTTGCCGCGCATTGCCTGCTTGACGAAATCGCGCTTCGACAGCATAGTGTCGCCAAGCTTGTCGGCAACCATGAGAGACAGCTGCGACTTCGCAGAGCTCCACAGCGCATTCCCGACCTTCCCTTTGATATCAGTGCTCATCGCACCGTCAGGCGTATTCTGGAAGGCCTCAAGCGCCGACAACGGATCATCCTGAGCCCACGCCGAAAAGCGATTTGCCTGCAGCTGATCCATGTGCGCACGCTTCTGATTTGCCAAGGTCTCGGCGTCCCAGCCCATCAATTGCGCCTGGTAGTCGAGCTCCATGTCGACAGAGGCCGCCGACTTCGCGAGATAATCGGGATCCGCATAGTGATTCGCAGCGTCCGCCTGCAAAGCCTCGACCTTGGACGAGGACGACTGCATCTGGTAGTGCCTCGTCTGGCTTGCGTTCCATCGCTGAGCCTGACTTTGAGCAGACTGCATGCGGTCATAAACACGGGACTGTACAGCCTCACGTGCTTGCGGAGACAACTTGCCGACAATCGCGTTGACGTCACGAGTCATCGCCTCCATTGCGGGCTGGTAATCATCCATTGCATTGCGGCCCATCTTTGTGAGATAGCCAGTCTCTGGATTGTTGAGATGCGCGTCGATCGCACTCATCACCTCGCGCTCGGCATCGTCGCTTTCGGCCTTGATGACACGGGCGCGCTGAACGTCTAGCGCCTTGACCGCAGAGTTGGCCCACTCCTGCACAGGCATGAGCGCCTTCTTCATAACGGCGTCATAGTCCGTGCGATCCTGAGGCACGCTGATAGGCGAGAACCCAGAGTTACCCGAGTCCCGCACCTGAGGCAGGCCGCCCTGAAAAGTCGGAACCATTGGCATTTAGTACCCTCCGATCATCGTCTTCTTGTAGCTGGACGCAATGTCCGGGTAGTTCCATCCACCACTGCTTTTGCTCGTGTCAAACATCCCGGAAGCATTCATGAGCATGTAGTTGCTGGCCACTTGAGATGCGCCGCCCAACAGCGTCGTACCGAACTTGTCCCACTTGTTGACCTTCTGCGCCTCTGCCTGAAGCGCCTGAGCCTCGTAGCCGACGCCCTTCCACCGGTAACCCCACGCCTCAGACAAGGCATTCGACTTGATTTGATTGACGTCCATCTCCTTGACGATGTCAGTGGACGCTTGCATTTCGGCAGCGCTACCTTCGCCGACTGCGATGCCGTTGGCAGCAAGAGCCGCGCGCTGAGCAGACTTGACATGCCCAGCAGCCATCGTTTTTGACACAATCGCCTTCTCGGACGCACGCAAAGTTGCTTGATACTGGCGCTCCATCATCTGAGCATTGATGCGGGCAATGTTGGCCTGAGCCTGAGCGGCCGCGTTCGAATGCTTGGAAACACCGAAAGAGCCGAGCGCCGTAATGGTGTTCGCGATGCCCTGCGTGATGAGCATCCCGTACCCGAATTGAGCAGGAGTAGCAGACATAGAAAAACCCTCTAAGATGCCTACACCTTAGAGGGCCTATCTCCCTACACGCGCACGATCACGAGAGCTCGAGCACCGTCGTCATGCTCACGATTCTCAGTGGCAACGGGTATTTCTGCCGAACGCAGACTTGCCCGCTCTGAGACCACTGCGGCTGAATCTGGAAGCCTATCTCGTCGGTAATCGGTTCGGGAACATTGCCAGCGAACTCTGTCGAACGAGACGGGTATTCAGAGAGCTTGTCGAACGACGGACCCGCCTGAGTGCCTGACGAATTAACCACACGAAAGAAGACCTCGCGAACGTTCTTCTTGTGTCCGGACCCGTATGAACCATCCTGAAGCGCCATCGCCACTGGCAGCGTCTTCATGTCCGCCGTGAACGGAAGGCCGACGTGGACGATCTCTGCAGGATAGGTAAGCGTGATCTTCCCGTCCTTGACGACCTGTTGAGGCTCGACTGCACCATCGGCAAGGATGCTGACGGTCTCACCCTCGAGCCACGTGAGCCCCGTGATCTCCTTCTTAGCCTCGCCACGGTATGTGCCGGCACAGTCAACGTAGACGCATTCCTTGAGATCCGTGTACTGACGTTCGTTCATGCGTTCGACAAAACGAACAGCTTGCCCATTGACAGTTCGCATGACTTCCACGTAGACGATGTCCTCGTCTCCCTCGGCCACGACGCAAGCTGATTCAATTGATCCCTTTGTCTCGATCGTAGAAAAGCCGCCGACCTGCTGTTCGGGAACGTATGCCATTGCGACCATCTTCCCTGACGAGGAGACTGCCCAGACCACGGGAGACGGCGCTTTTGAGTAGGCCAGATCAACAATCGTCAGGTTGTCGAAGAGGTGAGGAGCGCGAAGACACACATCGCCAGAGATGTAGCCGCCAGCCTCGTAGTTGTATCCGAGCTCACGGAGATGCCCGCCACGGCCCGCGCCATAGATCATGCTCGAGCCTACGACAAGCGGCTGCACATTGGACGCGCCCACATATGACTGTGGTCGAACCGACATCGACTCTGGCGTAATGGCGTCTGAGTTGAGCGGTGAAACACGCCACTCGGCAGCCCCCGTCATGAGCATCAGTTGGGCCAAAGGCACGATGTGCAGAATCCTGTTCGCCTCGCGGGCCGCCACTCGAACGGCAATTCGGTCATCAGACTGCGACGGCAGGGAGAAAGACATATCGGCCTCCGTCCCCGGACGCGTGGCCCACAAGTTGTTCGGTCGATTCTGAGTGCCTCCAAACCACCTTCGCTGCTCAAAGTATGAGACAGCCCCCGGGTAATCAGGAGCCTGACCGACATTGGCAGAAAGAGACGCGCCGCTACCCGTTGACGAGACGACAGACAGGTTGGGTGACGAATAGTTCTGACCACCAGAACGGATTGTGACTGATACGACCCGACCATTCTCGATGACGGGGACAAGATCGGCACCGTACCCAGTCGAATCCGTGACCACAATTTTCGGGACATCGTGGGACGTCGTCAGCGGGAAGCGGTAGAGAGTTGCCAACTGCCAGTGCCTGTTGTGGCACTTGATCACAAGCTTTGGGTTATCGTACCCAATGCCTCTCGACCGTATCTCGATACCCGTCACGCAGGCTGTGCGACCACCAGAAGCAGGCCCGCCAGTTGCGGCATAGGTCTCCCCTGTGATTAGCCTGATATCCGCCCCAGAGCCATGGCCGTTTGGGTCTTCAATCTCCCACGTCAGGTTTGCCTTGCTTTGTATGTTTACCGGGAGGCCCGTACTCTGTTGCTTATAGCCTTCGCCCCAGTCATATTCGCAAACGTTGACAAAGTCCGTGATGTACTTGGTCGGCTCATAGCCGCTTCCGCCATTGTTCACTCTGACGGACGTGATGCCCTTGGATGAGTAAAAGGCGTCATCGTAGTGCGGGGGCGTTATGGACGCATCTGGCGTGATGTTCTCATCGATGATCTGCGTCGTGTCGGTCTGGCCGACATACGCCCATACGCCGCCCTGATCTCGATAGACGCGATAGAGACCCGCACCCGCCACCGCATTCCACCTGATCGTGTTGTACGAACCGTCGCCATACGGGTTGCAATCAATCGTCACGGATGAGGATCGAACCGACTCCTCGGTCCCGTCGGCAAGCAATGCCGTCACGGCGTAGGTTCTCTTGTAGTCGGTCGGATTCGTCACGTCCTTGTTGATTGTCTGAGACGCAGACAGTCCCGTAGGCGCAGACAGCGACGATCCGAACTTTATGTCAACCAGACGCCAGTCCGTGGCCCCGTAGCGGCGCAACTCCTTCGGCGGATAGTTCGGATGAACCAGTGTCATCACGTCGGCTGACTGGACGTAGTGAATGTCAAAGAGGTCGGCCTCGATGTACGGCGTCTCGATCTCATACGGTTGTCCATTGTTGCCCAGCACGGTCTGCCCTTGTGTGTGAAAGCGGACATACCTCTCGCCGAGCTCTAGCACCATCGTCTGCGAGATGGAAAAGTTGAACGGGATGAGTCTGGCCTTCTTGCCCGCGTGCTTTGTATGGTTGACATACTTGAACCCCGGTCGCATCACGATCGGCCCTTGCGGCTCGATCAGGAAGTTCTTGCACAGCGCCATGCCGGTCTGGTACTTGCCGTCATCGATGCGGGCAAACATCGAGGGAGAGACCTCTCCGCCGTTGAAGGCGCGTTGATATTGTCGAATTGCCATCAGATTACCCTCGCACGCAAGCCGGACGGCAACGGCCACTCATCGCGACGACGATGAACAGACATCTTCGAATCAACCGTTTTGGCTCGAGAAAGCGCAGCCTCATACTGCTGCAGGAGACGAACAGCCGCGTCGCTCGAACTATCCGAGCGCTTGACGGGGCCAACAAGAAAGGACGCAAGAAGGATCACCAGAGCCTGCACAAAGTATGTCGGGAATACCGTTGCCGTGTCTACATAGGAGACATATGTCAGCACGACATTCGTCGCATTCGTGAAGACTGCACGGCCCGAGTTCGACTCATAGAGCTCGACCTCAAAGTCAAGCGGCAACCCTTCCTTGCCGACTTCAGATACGCGAAGCAGACGCACGCAGTCGGACGGCAGGAGATAGCCGTGCTTCCACTCATAGAGATCCTCGTCTACGTTCGAGAGCTCGACGCCTCGTGAGCGCCGAATCGCAAAAGACCAATCGTGCTCCTCGTAGAGTTTGCGAAGAGCAAGCGGATACCACCGAGCGCAGTGGCCGGCCTGAGGCGATCCGTCCGGCGGCGTGATGGATGTCACATCACCAGAGTCGCCCAGCATTCCGAGCGCAAGGTTGCAGATGTCTACAGCAGTTGCCATAAAGAAAAAGCGGGACGTTTTCCGCCCCGCCTCCTGAAAGAATTTTCAGCTGTTCATGTGTCAGGCGGCAGCGCCCGGCAGGAACTCAATGCCCTCGACCTTGTACGTCGTCGGGACCTCGATGACGTCGCTCAGATACGCCGTCATCGTGCCGCCCGTAATGGAGGTCGGCGTCGTCTTGAGACGAACGTATCGTCGATGCTTGATCGGCATCGGAAGGGCAATCCCCTTCTTCGTGTCGGCAGGTACAAGAGTACCGGTCTGAACGACAGGCTTGAACGAGCTGTTGTCGTCGGAGTCCTCGATCGCGATGACGATAGAGGTGCCCACAAGAGCCGTCGGGAACTTGCAGACCACATAGAGCGGTCGATCATTCAGACCGGTCGTCGGAGCCTTCTGAAGGAAGTCAATCACATTGGACGTGATTGCAGTCTTCGCGTCAGCCTTTTCACAGAAGGCGAGCTTGATGTCCATCATTTCCGTTTCCTCCTTAGAGCGTCAGGACAGCGCCCTTGTTGGACAGAATGTCCGTGCCAAGGCGATGAATCGGAACACCACGGAACGTCATGCACTTGCGGCCGGCAACCTCATCCTGAGACAGAAGGACATTGTCCTTGTTCAGAATCTGGCGAGCCAAGAAGCTGCGGGTGTTGTCGTTCATGTAGAAGGCGACACGACCCTGCTGCTCGTCAGGCAGGCGCTCAAGAGCATCAATCATCAGATCGAGGAGGTCAGGGCCCGTCGTGTTCTTCTTCGTCAGCTTCGTAGAGTCGATGTTGGCGATGCGAACGACGCGCTGCGGATCGTACATTGCGACGCCGACGTCCCATGCGAACTCGGTAATTTCCGCACGGAAGCGCTTGCCATTGGCGTCAAAGGCGTACTGCTCACCCATGTTTTCCACGGAGAGACCGGCGCTCGAGCCGTTCTCCGGATAGAACAGATAGGTGCTGGCAGGATCCCAATTGATGAGAAGGATGTCCGTCTGAGCATTGGCCGTCGTACCCTTGGCATCGATGATTCGATCGGCAAAAGCCTCGTTCGTCGGGGACACGATGTTGAAGATGCCGTTGGGGTCGCGCGTCTCGAGGTTGCTGTCGCCATAGAGCACCTTCTTGAGCACGGATCGGGAGAGGCCGCGCATGAAACCTTCATCCGTGCGAAGACGGAAGGCAGCACGCTCATTGGCCTTTCGCGTGTCGAGAAGGGACTTGTCAACTTCGGAGCGGGAGCGAACCATGGCGGCAGCGTAGCGAACATCAGCACCCGTAACGCGCTCAGCATCCCAACCTTCGTTGAATGCACGCACCTGACCTTCCGGGTAGGACGTCACGACCTTGCCGCGATCACCGAAGCCGTCATTGCCACGCTGGATGACAGCCTGGTCAAAGAAGCCGTTGTAATCTCTGATGGTGTGGATAAGCTGGCGCACCGGCTTATCGCTAGTAAGACCTTCGAAGTCCGCCAGAGTGATCGGATTCGAGTCAGTCACAACATTCGGCATTTACTTGCCTCCTTTCATTGCATCTTGGTAAAACTGCTCGGCGGTATATTGTCCGTCTTCGGCAGATCCGCCACCGGGGTACTTCGCCTCGCCGAAAGCGCGTCCGATGCGGCTCAGCAGTCGCAAAGCGCCCGGATGGTTGCCCATCGGAGAGCTTAGGAACTCCTGAATGTCCGCGTCGATCTTTCCGTCGGCGTTACGTGCGAAGGTGTCGCGAAGACGAGCGATGTCAGAGAGCGACTGCGTGAGCTTCTGGCCACCGAACTCCTTGTCGGCTTTCGACTGTTCCATCCACTCATTCGAGATCTCTGCGATACGTTCAGCAGAGCGCTTCTGAAGTACGGGAGCCATCTTGTCAAGGAAGCCTTGGGCCTGATCCTGACTGAGATTGAGCTCCTTCGCCACGCCTTGGAAGGCCGTGCCGACTTCTGCATCGAGCTCGGTACCTTCAGGCATCTTGAAGTCCTCGTACTTCTCGGGAGCGCCCTGCTTCTCGCCTTCGCCCTCCTCTTTCTCGGCACCCTCTTCGCCTTCTGCCTGACCTTCAGCACCGGCTTCGCCAGCCTCACCGTTGCCGCCTTCCTGCGGCTCGGCCTGCTGCTTACCCTCGTTGCTTTCGGCAGACGTCAGCAAAGTGCCGGCATTCGTGTCTGACTCTTGTGCGGCAGGAGCGGGCGCAGTGCCCTCACCACCGGTCGGAGTCTGTTCAGTCGCTTCCATTCGCTTCGTCCTGCATTAACCTGTAAGCATTCGCATCCACCGACATGATTCGATCAAGGAGCTTCAGCCCGACATTGCGCTGGCCCTCATTGAAGGCCATCACGGCGATGTCACGATCAAAGCTGTTTCGGTAGATGCCCGTGTCGGAAAGGAGCTGCCACAGAACGATGCGTCCGTCGCGCGTGGCCAGTACGGCCTTCAGCGCATTGGCGATCTTCTGCAGCCTTATCCTCTCCTCTTCTCGAGCCTCGACCTCCTCCCTGCGGAAGGGATCGCGCTCAGGTGTCATGATGTCAGTCGTCATACTTCACACGCGCACTTACTGCTGCACCATTGCCGCGAGTCCCCTGACGGCCTTGCCGGCCATCGTGGAATCGTCAGACGGAACGCGGCCGAGCTTCGCAAGGGCGTCAGCAGACTGCTGCATCTGTTCGGCCTGCGCTTGCTGTTGTTGGGCCTGCTGTTGCTGTTCGATTGCCGCCTGCGCCTCATCGGTCGGGACGACAACGGACGGAGCAACAGAGAAATAGTCCGCATACTCGTCAACGAGATTGAACGCATTGAGCTTCTGCAGGATGTTCGGATTGACCTGAGCCGCCTGCATGACGCGACTCACGAACTGATCGAGGCTGTTGGCCCGGATCGCACGTTGAGAGCGCGCCAGCATGGACGTGTACTCGACCGACAGCTTCTGCCCTCGGAGCTCTTCAGGAGGCGGCGGAAGCTGGCCCTGACGCGCGAGGATGTCAAAGCATCGCTCGATGAGCGGACGCAAGACCTCCTCGTTGAGACGAGAGAGCACGGGCCCGAGCATCATCAGCTTTTCCTCGTGACGCTCGGCCACTTCGGTAGCCGTCATCTGCCCGTGACCGGCATTCGCGATCATCATGAAGAGGTCAACGTTGAAGGCCGAATTGATGCGACTGCGAACGTCGGCAATGTCTTCGCGCAGGTCTCCGAGCGGCAGGTTCACCGCGAAAGCAGGCTGCACCTGATTGCCCGCGCCCGGATTGTCGATGTAGGAGCGCCCACCAGGCAGGAAGTCGACCTCATTGTCTCGAGCGTCTGCCGGCATGATGAGCGGCGGATTGACCATGTAGTCGACCGCATTGCCCTTCTGCACCTGATGGTGATTGAGTTGAAGCGCGTCACCGATTGCCATCATGCCCGGCGCTTCCTCCGAGTAGACGTCAGAGGCCGATGCGCCCCACCGTCCAACGACAGCAGGGAAATCGCGGTAGCCGGACTCATCAAGGACGCCTGATGCATCCTCATCATGGTCGACCTGAATGACGACAGACCTCCACGGCATGTTTCGGTTGTCGAGCTTGCTGGGATCACGGTCGAAGCGTGGCTCTATGGCGTGAATGCAGACGAAGGGCTCATCTACCTTACCCTCGTCGTAGTTGGTCAGAACGGCGCGAGACACGCGGTCCCGCCCGTAACGAGAGACGAGCTGACCCGCCGTCATCGTGAAGCGACGATAGAGCGTGTCAGGGCGGCCCCTGAAGTCACACCCGATGCAATACTCACCGCACACGAGAGGATGCGCCACGAAGCTGTAGACGGGATCCTCGACGATGACAAAGGCCGCCACGCCGAAGACGCCGACCTCTCGCCATGTGTGCTGCAAGGCCTGATAGATGTTCGTCTGAGTGAAGGCCATCTCCATGATGCGCTGGACATCATCGAGCCAGACCTTCACAGCGTGCGACTCATCGAGGTCGGGGGAGCCAGTCGTCAACGAGAACCACTGCGACGACGGGTCCGTCATGCCGGACATTAGACCGGCCTGCAGAATGTTCGCAGCGCGGACCGCCGTCGAGTCATAGATGCGATTCCAGCGGTCCCGCCCCTCGTTCGTCTTTGATTTGGTGTACAGGAAGCGGCCAGACGCAGGCGTGATGTGGCGACTGATCTCGAGCCACTGAGAGACATAGGGCTCACGCTCTACCTTCAGCCGCTCCCACCTGCGAAGGACACGCTCACGCAAGTCCTTATCCTTCATGGCTTACCCCAGTTTTCCGCCAGCACCAAGGTTAAGGTCGCCAACACCGCCCGCCCCCGTAAGAAGCGTCGATCCACCGCTCAAGCCAGAATTCATATTCTGCTCGAGGATAGAACCTACATTTGCAGAGCTACCCTCCTGCTTGCGCTGCTGTTGGCGCTGCTGTGCAGCCTGCTCCTTTGCCTGCTGCTCGGCGCGCTTGGACGCGGCCTCTTGGGCCTTTGCCTGCTTGTTGCCTGAATAGACCGAAGCGGCTGCGCCTGCCGCCGCCATTGCACCTGCGGCCCACATAGCCGCCGCACTCGTTAATGCCATAACGATCTCCTACAGTTGTTGCCAAAAAGTCACTTCGACAGGACGGCCGAACATTTTTTCCATCGCCTTTTCAGCGACAGTTTCTTTGCGAACGCCCCAGTAAAAGCCAAGGCATCCATGAGATGCCGCCAGATCAGATGCCGCCTTCATCAAGTGTTTAGCAACGCCTTGCCCGCGAAGTGCCGGCGAGACCCATAGCAGCTCGGAGCGAGCAACAAGTGCGCCCTTTTTGATGGGTAACGGTGTCTCGAAGAAACTCACGACACCAACAAGATTCTCGCCATCAAATGCACCGATGCTGTAGAACGTGCCGCTCAACTCACAGCGGAAGTACATCGCCTCGTCAACGTCCGGCATGTACTCGACGTGTTGAACGTCCTTCTTGTACTGCTCGACGATCGCCGGCCACGCGGGATTTCCCCAAGCCTCACGGCACGTGATTCGTCTGATACTGATAGCCATGATGAATGCTCCTTAATGCGTACATCCTCCATCAACATCAACGACACACGCGCACTATGATTCGCTTCGAAAACGACCCGAGGAAACTCCACACCTACATTGACCTACTGCAAGACGAGAACGCCAAGTTGCGAGCAGACCAAAGAGCACTGAGAGAAGAACTCAAGAATGCCAAGGATCACGGCACAACCATTGCGCTTCTGAACATCCTTGCATTCATCATCTGCATCACTATGGCGCTCGGAAAAACAGGCATTCTCTACAAGCACCGCTTCTTCCAAGATTTTGGGGAGCTGGCGTTCACCTTCGGCCTGTTTGGATTTTGGATGTACGTCGTTTACATGTACTTCGCCTCATTGGAACAGAAGCTGTTCCCGATGAAGCCACGTACAAAGATGGATGACAAAGCACTCATCATCTCCGCCGGCATTACGCTTTCCCTCGCCGTCGTGAGCTATCTTGCCGTGTTTGAATTCTTCGTCCGATACTAGCGATAAGGATCCCTGCTCCTGATCTCATTGCGCCGGCGGCTTGCCGGGGGCGTCGGGTTGTCGCAGTATTCATTCATGCGAACTGCGAAGGTCAGGGCCAACGCATCGGCATTGTCAGGCGACGCCATGCCACGCTTCTTCATGTCCTCCTTCTTCTCGAGCAGGATTTGATTCGTTGGGGTGTAGCCGTATTCAACGCCCGTCAGGTCAGTCTCAAGATCAGAGTCCTGCGGCAAGCAGCCACCCTGCGCGATCCACTCTTTCATGCGTCCCCACATCTCAGCACGGAGATTCTTGTAGCGCTGTGTATTCGTAGCGCCAGAGCCGAAGTTGATTGCGTTGACCGGATAGCCGTTGTGTCGGAGCCAGTCAACAGGCGAGGCACCGACGCCGCCGGTGTCGACATTGATGACGATCTTGCGGACGCCGAGCTTTCGCAAGTGGTTGAAGTGCTCAGCCACCTTGGCTCCGAGCTCGTGCCCGTCTAGGCCGTGAAACTTCTGCTTTGCGATGGAGCGCCCGTCAAGAGCGAAGCGCGTCCAAATCACCGACGCGTCATCACCGAAGCGCGCCACGTCAACGCCGATGATCGCTACCGTCTGCGCATAGTTGACGACGCCCATAGGTCGCTCCATGGCGGCCTGGACGATGTCACGAGGAATGAACTGCATGCTCGAGCTATTCGGGAACTCTCCTCGGACACGAACGCGGAAGAAGTCAGAGTCCTCGCCATAGTCCGCGAGCCATTCAGCAATCTTTTTCTTGTCCGTCATGGCGGCGTCGCGGCCGTCGACGTGTCGATTATTCCAACGGTGACGGAAGCGATTGAAGCACTCATAGAAGCGCCCGGTCGAGCGCGTCGGGTTCCCGAACGCAAACCAAAAGATCTGCGTCTCGCTGTCAGTCAGAGCGCCTTCCGTGACCTCCCAGATGCAATCAGCAATAGCCGATGCTTCGTCGAAGATCACGATGATGCGGCGCTTCTTGTTATGCAAGCCGGCGAAGCCTTCAGGCTTAGTCTCTGACCACGGGATAGCGTCAGCACGCCATGTCTTATCGTGGCCCGGCTGCTTGCATGCAACGGACATAGCCGACACTGAGAACCAATCCTTGAAGATACAGAGGTTGTGCCACTTCGCCACTTCTGCGAACGTCTTGGTACGAAGCTGGTTCTCGGTGTTAGCAGTCACGACGATTCGAGTATCCGGGAACGTGCAGAGGCCCCATAGAATGATCCAAGCGACAAGGCCAGACTTGCCAACGCCGTGACCTGCAGCCACCGCGTACTGCATGACGTGCTCCCAAGCCTCGCCAGACTGTAGCTTGTCTCTCATGTCTGTCAGGATTGAGGTCTGCCACTTGTCGGGACCGGCCATGCCCTCGAGGGAATCTTTGCCCCATGGGAAAGCAACCTGCACGAAGCGCAGAGGATCCGAGGAGCACTCAGCGGCCAGATACGTCATGGCCTTGCCGATGCCGGCTTTCGTAGTGAGGTCAAACTTAGGCGTTGTCATTGTCATTTGCGCAGAAGGTCCTGGAGAGTTTCTGAGAGCGTCTGAATGGTCTGATCCTTGTCGACCTGTTCGCGGCCCATGCCAAGGCACTGGGAGAGTGTCTTGAGCGCGGCATTCGCGCCCGCAGCGTCGACGGGAACGAGAATCGGGTTTCCGTCTAAGTCGAGACGCGGTTCCCCAACGATGTCGAGCTTCGGGACTCGTCGCGCACAACACTTGGCAAGCTCCTTGAGCTCTGAGAAGACGAATGCCGCATCGACGATCGCCTCCTCCTTTGCCGGTTGGCGAAGAGCCTCCACAGCGTCTCTGACCTCAACATTTTTCAACAGCCTGCTGGCGATTCTGTCGGCCGTTTTGGCGCTATATCCTGCCTTCACAGCGGCCTCAGACGCATTCTTGAAGCCTCCTCTCGCATATTCATTGACGAACGCCTGCTGTCTCGCATTCAGCATTCTCACCACCTCCTTAAAAACGTTTTCCACCCCGCAACAGACTGACATCGACGACGCCCAGAGAGATAGTCCCGAAGCGTTCTGATCGGCATATCAAGCATCTGGCTTATCTGCCGATAGGTATACCCCTGCGCCCGCAACTGACGCGCATGCTCTACGTCAGCGTTCAAATAGCGAGCGTTCACATGATCCTCGCCGATTGCCCGTCCGTTGTCGTTCACAGCTACAGTCATCCGGTGCTCGGAAGTAGCGTGGATATTCGAGCTTGACCTTTCGGATTGCGGCATCGATGATCTTTGCTCGCCTGAGCGAGTTGTCCCACGCGACTCGTCGCGCGTCGGCGGCAGCTCGAACAAGGCAAGCTGACGCCACTGGCGGAAGGAATCCGGAGACTCCGAGTTTTTGTTTTTGGTCATTCATCAGTGTTCCTCTCTCCAAAAGAGATCGATCTCCACGCGGCCGTGGGGACGGTCAGGCTCTCGGACTGCGGGCTCGAGCAGGTGGAAGCACCTGTCATCGATGCGCAGTGCCTGAGCGATGCCGTCGAGTGAAGACTTGAGCGACGCGATCAAGTTGTCCTCGTCACGCGCCCGTCGGTCAGGCGGGAAGAACGTGCATCGATATCCGATGCTCCCATCCGGCACGGCCCGACGGCCCTCTGCTTTGCTGTATGCGGCGGCAAAAGCGACGCGCCTAGCAGCCGCTACGAGCTTGCGCTTGATGGCCCAGTGGCAGCGCGCATTCGGCGAGAGTCCATGTGCCGGCCACGGGAGGACGACGCGTAGATGCTTTTTTCTCACGGTTATTTCCTCATCAGTCATCGAACCAGTCGCCCTCGAAAACCCATGCGACGAGCATCGCGAAAAGCAGGATGAAGCCTGCCAAGCAGCTCAGTAATTCCATGCTTTACCTCCTTGGTTCCCCGTGGGATGATTGACATGCAGGGCCCTGAGAAGTTCTGCTTTGTTCAACCAACCCACGGAGGTCACCATCGCGTCGTCGAGCCTTTTCTTCTTGGCGTGACGACTGCAAACAAGCCCGCACTACGCGGCTACCAAACAGCAGGCACAAGCAAAAGCGGCACAGTGCCCGCATGGCACCTGTTTTCGCTGTCGAAGATTTCCGCCATAGAGGTGACGCAATCCTGTTTCGAAGGTGTAAGGCCGTTTTACAACCCAGCTGATACAGCCATGTTGCGTATCGACGCTCATGTTTAGCTAGCGCTCCACAGTCACACGGTCCTGCCGGATAGGCGGGCTCGTTGTGCACTGCGCAGTCGGAGTCGTGGATTACTCCATTCGTCATTTAACAAACTCCTCTTCCCTTTTATCGGTCTCCGTGGAATGATTGATCAGTGCTCCCCAGCACATCCTTTCAACCAAACCACGGAGAAATTCAATGTTTAAATTTGAAGTTCCTGAAAACGACCAATCGGTCTACGAGATCACGACAGAGAGCGGTAACCACTACCTCATTCGTTGTCCTGGAGAGCGCTCATACGAAACTGACGGCACCATTCGTGATGCACTATTTGCATTCCGCGTCATCAACGGCAACGAGCATCTGGTACAACTGCGCAACCTCGATCTGATCGTCTCTGCTATTCGCCGGCCAGATCTTCCGATCGGGAAGCTTCGTCCTCGTCGCATGGGCGATCTGTTTTGGACACGTCCCGGAGAAGGTGCCTACGGTTTCCAGTACTTCGAATTGAAGTAAAGAAGGCGTGAGCCGTCTTGATCCTCTCGTCGTCCGCCGGGCAATAACCCTCAAAGGGACGCATCATTGCTTCGGCGGATGACTTGTCATAAGCGCAGTTCTCGAGAATCGCTGGAATGTCAAACTCAGCGATTCCGAGCGCATTTGCCAAGTGAATTGCAACGAGTGCGGCTCGGAGTTTGTCCTCAAGCCCCGCGGCCTCACCGAAGACTGTGACCGATTCATGACCGACTCGAACCTCCCCAAGGAACGGGACAAGCTTGCCGCCCTCGTTTCTGCCGGTCACGCTTAAATAGATTTTGCGTTCCATCAGATCTCCTCCTTATTGCTCATTACCGACTCACCTCTTTTGACCGATGCAAGAATCTGCATCAAAACATCAAGGATCTGGTTTTGCATTCGCTCCAACCTGCTCGCCAGCAGGAACTGATTGATTGCAATGAGCGCTACGGCGAGGCACAGGAAGGTGTATGACCAACTGTTGAATAACGGCATCAGAACACCTCCTCAATGCTCATGTCGGCGATGTTCTGGCCCTTCCGATAGTCATCCCAGTCGAACGCGACCGGGTAGAAAAGCGTCTGCGTCCTGGACGCGATAGCGCCACCCATCAGCTCGAGATAGCCCTTGCCATCGAGGTTGGTGATGATGATCGTGGGATAGCCCAGCAGGCCTCGCGCATCGATGATCTCGATCAGCTGATTGCGCTCGAACTCGCTGCCGGTAGAGCGGCCCAGCTCATCGATGATGAGAAGCGGGCAATGGGCCAACAGTTTTGCGAGAGCGTTGGCCTTGTCGGACCTGCTGCGGAAAGCATTGAACAGCGTCAGCGCACGCAGGAAGACAGGCCGGAACCCCTGATCACGGACAACGGACGTAATGGCCGAAGCCAGGTGCGTCTTGCCATTGCCGAAGTGGCCATGCATCAAGATGCCCACGCGACTGCGTGCCTTGTCACCAGACAGGAGGCGCTCAGAGAAGCGCACAGCAAACTGCCGGCAGGCCTTGAAGGCCTTCTGCTGAAGCGGGCGCTTATCGCCCTGTGCGGTCACTCTGAAGCTCTCGAAGGTCTGCTCCTCGCAGTAAGGAGAGAGGACGTCACCGAGAAGATCAGCGAGCTTGAGTGAGTTGTCTCTGAAGTGATAGAGAACATCCTCACGACGCCGGCGCTCCTCGACGCAGAGAGGGCACTCAATCTGATCGGCCTCCTGCCCCGGCATGACCTTGACGTGCTGCTCTCCATGGATGGCGCAGTCGATCACCACTTCCGGCAGTGCGTCGTATTCAGCACGCTCCTGCTCCTTCTTGGCTTTGATGATGGATGCCAAGTTATCCAGCCGGTTAGCCGTAGATACAGCTGAAGTCATTGTCGTGTCCTTCGAATCGAATGTTGGTTGATCGTTTGTTTGGGCGTTTGTCCGTTATCCAATCGGCCTCGAACCCCTTCCAGCCTTTTTCAAGCTGATAAATCATTGCCTCCTCGACCGTCATTCCTGCTTTAGCGGCTTCACGGACAATCGCGTTGACCATTCGCTGAGTGCAGGACTTGCAAAGCTTCTGCTTAAGCGCCTGCCAATCCGTCCATGTCTGTTCGGAAACCCCTTCAGGCTTAACCAGCTGTTCCTTAACGCGAGGCGCGGACTCAGTCCGCGTATCTTCTATAGTTGGTTTATGGTTTACTGGTTCTTGGTTTATGGTTAGGGTTTCTTTGGCTTCCGTTTGGGTTTCCTCTGAAAACCCACTGGGTTTCGGTTGGGTTTCACTCTTGCGAGGACGACCGCCTTTTTTCCCGTTCTCACGGTTTTTTTGAGCGTTCCGCTGGTACTGCTCGATCTGCCCCATGAGAATCGGGTGAACCCAACCTTCTTCGGTTTCCTCGAAAAGGCTTTCCAAGATACAAATGGCTTTCTCTTGGGTTTCCGTTGGAAAAGCCAAAGAAACCCACTGGGTTTTTATCGGCTTTTCGGTCGACATCATCCGGTCAATGACACGAATGACGATCCCGACAGATTCAAGGTCAAGCCCTTGCGTCAGAATTGCGAAGTCACCGATGTTGTGCTGGTAGTAATTCATAGAGCCTTCGGATCTTTCTTGATCAAAGAAAAGTCTGCACACAAAACGTGCGGAGGCAGATTTGTCAAAGCACAGACCGCCGCGAGACGACGGGGAGGAATCTCTGACTTTTTACGCCAACGACAAACAGCCGCCGGCCGAACGCCAAGAGCGTTAGCAAGATCCTTATCTGTGCCATTGATTGCACGAACAGCAACGTCAACAGGGTTAACGATATTTTTTGTCATGGCGACCTTTTCGGTTAACATTTCGTTAATCCCGATGTTAACATAACAGACGCCGCGTTGCCACTTCCAGTTAATTCACTTTTGGTTAACAATGTGCGCAAGGAGACTGCATATGGATGTAAATGCTTTTGTTAATTACGTGCAGGCCAAACTGAACGAGCACGGTAAGTCAGTCACACAAATGTGCCGGGATACTGGACTTGCGCGCCAGAACTTCTTTCACTGGAAGAAAGGCAGAGCACCAAACCCCGAAAGCGTGAAACTAATCGCGGAATATCTTGGATTGCCTCAGGAAGAACTTCAGGACATCCTTGAAAATGGACTGATTCGCGTCTACTACCCAAAGGACGAACAAACCCCGCCGCCGGGATACGTCGTCATTCCCGAATACGAACTTCAGCTTAGTGCCGGCAACAGAGACCAGGAACCAGAGTGGGTAGAAGTGCACGCCTCAAAGCCCGTTGTTTACGACGAAGACTTCTTCATCGAACACGGCGTCAAGCCTTCTACATGCAAGCGGGCCAAGGTGCTTGGCGACAGCATGGAACCATTCCTATATGCCGGCGACCGTGTGACCTGGACTGAATTCCCGGATCCTCATGTATCGCTCGTGCGAATCGTCGATGGAGACATCTACGTCATTAGCATCGATGGCGCCATGAAGGTCAAACGACTTTCAACCTGCAAGGACGGAGTCGTCGTTGTAAGCGACAACGCCGACAAATATCCACCTGAAACATACGTCGGAGACGAGCTCGAACGGCTGCGTATCTATGGAAAGGTATTAGAGATTAAACGCGCTCTTTAACCAGCGCCGACGCCTTCAAGGCACCCCCTTAAAAGAACTCCCGCCAAGAAATTTTGAGCGGGAGTTTTTTTGTACCTAATTAACCCACTGTTGATTTCAATCAACTTTTTTTTCAACAACCCCAAGTCAACCGTGTTGACAGCTAAAGCAACACTCAATTAACATACGGTTAACAGATGCAAGTTAACACCTGTTGACCTCACCTCCACTCTTCCGAGTGGAACGAGCTGGCCGGGAAGAGCGGCCATGTGCAAGCTAGTGCAGTTAGATCAGTGCGACAGAGGTCATGTACGACCCGAGCGGCCTGTCCCGAAAGGACAGGGAGGAGCTGTAGAAACCCAGACCCGCGCCTAGCCCAAGAAAGCCGACCAAAGCACCTTCCCCGCCATCTCACCGAATGAAAGAGAAACCGCACTTCGGGGGAGGGTGCTTTGACCAGCTTTCTACACAGTAAGGAGATCTGAATGAACTCGAAGCAATACGAAATGAAGGTTGATCTGGAGCGCGCCCTTGATGGCCTTGTGCGAGGCCGATCCATGAGATGCTCCCATGTCACAGCCATAACGAAGGCGCTTGCGGATGTATGCGATCACATTCACGAAGGCCTCATCTGCGATGCGGATGAGGCCAAGGTTAAGCACCTAATGAAGATGCTGAAAGTCGTTTTTGACGACTTGTTCGAGAAAGAACGCCTTATTGCTCAGCGTCGATCTGAGCTAACGGATCTTTGCCGGACTCAAGCTGCTCAACCTGCCGAGCGACCTCACGACGAAGATCGCTGAGAAGCATCAGGTTGCGAGCAAGAGCGCGACGCGCCGGGACGTAAAGGATCCCCACTCCGCGATCAGACTTGTCCACCTCAATCTTCTCAAGTTCAACCGCGCCGCTCATTACCAGCGACAAGAAATAAAGATCATCTGTAGATAAACAATCTTTCATATTCCCTCCTTTGGGAGTTGGTTAAACAACGTCGAAACTGCTGGGTCCCGACGTCTTTAGCTTACAACCAAAGGAGGGAGCCGATTCAAGCGCTTTTGCCTTTCCTCACTTGACACGCCATTGAGGTGAGAGCGCTTGAACCAGCTTTCATAGGAGATCCAAATGGAAATAGACAAAAAGAGATACCTGAAGCTTTCGACCACCGAAAGGGCCCGCCGGATCAGGGGACGTACAAGTTTATTCGTCGAAGAGCTCCGCGCGTATGCGGTTGCGGAGCCTCCTTATTCAATCAGAACGATTGCAGACACTGTTCGCGCTGGCAATGAACTCGCTCGAATGAAAAAGTCGATCGCCGACGAGATGAACTCCTTTTGTGAGGAAATAGAGGAGCTTAGGAGGCTGACTCTTCGTGACAAGCTAACGAACGCACACCTCTTCCAGGTGGTGTATGACGCGACTTGGAAGCCGGTGTTCGAAGGGCCCACCCCGAACACCTTCTTCAGCGGCAACTACATCCTCACCATAGACGATGAGCACGTCTCCATCGGGAAGAGCGGAGATCCTGAGTTCGAATTCACGCTTTCGAAGGAAGAGCTGCAAGAACTCCGTAAAGCCCTTACACGTGAACCACGCACAAAGGAGATTTGAATGGACAAACGCATCCAAATTCAAAGCGACGACCTCAAACGTCTCGAGAAGCTCTATTTCGAAGACGGCCACGCGAGAACTCTGATTTACCGCATCGACGACATGGCCGACTTGATTTTTGCAAACCGAGCCTTGCGCTGCGACATCCACACCATGCGCTCACTCATTCGCCAGTTCAGCGAAGATGCAAACGCATGGCTGGATCAGGTTTGCGAGATGAGCGGTACGCCCTTAGACGAACGCTATCTGGAGATGATTGAGATCGCCAAGAGCCACAAGGAGGACATCGTCCACCACCTGGGTGATCGTATAAACGTCTGCGTGAATGGGCAAGTCTACCTTGGGACTCTTTTAGCGCCGAACGCCGTGATCGTCAGGCGATATGAGCCGGGAAGTACTCGCTTAATGTCTTCGCGTCACGACGAGCCTGGCGAAGCGCAGACTCAGCAGCCTTCTCAAAAGCAGGCACCCGAACATCCTGCATCTTGATGACGTCGCCAGTCAGATTCCAGAGAGCCTCACAGATTTCTTCCTCTGACGAGGTGCTCGAAATCTTGCCTGACGAAAGAAGTACAGCCCTAGCGACTTTCACGAATGCCGCTTCGGACAGAAGCTCGACACGCTTCCGCTCAGTGACGAGCATTTTGTAAGTGTCATCGTTTTCAAAATTCACTTTTCACCTCCTGGTGTGGGTTAAAGGGATGTCGAACTGGTGTGCCCGACAAACCAATGATCCCACCGGGAGGTGGCCGATTCAAGCGCCTTCAGTCATTAGACAAAACCTAATACCTGAGTGCGCTTGAACCAGCTTCCAAAACCAAGAGATCAACATGCAAAAGATCAAAGACTTCGAGCCCTTCGCCGCCGGGTACTTCCTCGGGCTCGGCATCAAGAATCCGACCGCCGAAGACATCTGCCGGCTCAGCGTTGATTGCAGAGCGTTCGCCGCTGCGCTCAGCTTCTACATGTTCACAGACCCCTATGTACTGTCGAAAGTGCGCACGCCTGACAAGTACGAGGCGGTCGCGAAGAACATCCGGTGCTTCATAGAGGCACTTCCGTAACGACTTCGAGGGCAACGGCATGACGCAGATATGTGCCGGTTCGTTCCTGTCGCACTGTGCCGCGACACTCCGACGAATCCCAAAGCCGGGGCATCTGCAGACGAGAGGCTTTTGCGTTCACCCCGGCTCCCTCGACCCTTTCAACAGAAGGCATTCACGTGCCGCCGGCCACCTCGCGTGGCGCTCTCCTTCGGCGGCATCTGAATGCCTTTTTCATTTTCCCAACCGGAGAGAAAGCTATGTCTCTTCTCGATTTCTTCACCGGACGCAGCGCCGACGAGCTCGTCCAGTACGAGCCTACGTCCGAAGACACCATCACGTTCGGACTTCGCCTGTTAACGGTCGGCGGCCTCGCAGCCATCGCCATCACAATTCTCGCCTTGAGGTACTTCGCATGAGCAACGGTTTTTTCTTCGGCCTGGTGATCCTGCCCGCAATGGCTGCGGCCACCCTCTATCACTGGATTTTTGACTAAGGAGATCGGCATGGCATGGAACTACCCCGACGGCTGCGGACCCGACGACTACGAACGCTGGTGCGGCCCCGACCCCGACCCCGAGGACGAGGACGAGGACGAGGACGAAGAAAGTTACGACGAAGAGGACGAAGAGGACGACGAATGAGCTTCTCCGATCCGGTTCGAATCATCGACCACATCCCCCAGGATTTCGACATGAAACGAATTACTCGAAAGCGACCGCTCAAACAGCGGCGCGCAGCAAGGCAGGCTCGGCAGAACGTCGAGCCTTTTTTATGCGAGCGCCCCGGACGCATCTGGACGCTCATCACCTTCTTCGGTGCGCTAGCCGTCATCGCTGGTGCGCTCATCACTGGAGCATGGGAATGACCACCATCAAAGAAATCGCAAAGATGCTTCACGCACTTGGCCGCAAGGCCAGCATGGACAGCGCTCGAGAGTACGTGCTTTCGCACTACGACTCTGTAATGCCAGCCTACTGGCAGGACTCCCACGCCTCACTTAAGGTGCTCGACGCGCTCATGGAAACGCGCATCGCTGACAGTTATGAAAGCTCGCTGAAGGCCACGCTCAAGATCTCAACCGAACTCGATGCAGCGATCGAGCACGCGTCCTGGCTTATCTACAACGAAGTGCTTGAGCTCGAGTACGACGAGCACCCTAAGCCCGCACACGACGACAACATCGCACCGGAAGAAATTCCCTACTAAGGAGAGAAACAATGACCGCAATTAGCACTGCTGCCATGAGCCGCGACGAATGGCTCAAGGAGCGCACGAAAGGCATCGGCGGCTCTGACGTCGCCACCATCCTCGGGCTCAACCCGTACAAAACTCCCCTGCAACTCTGGGAGGAAAAAACCGGCAGGTCCTCTGGATCCGCGGCCGGTGAATCCGCGTACTGGGGAACGGTCCTCGAGGGCGTCGTCGCAAAGGAGTTCAGCCAGCGCACCGGCATGAAGGTCCAGAAGGTCAACTACATGCTCTCGAAGGGTGAAGACGGCTGGATGCTCGGCAACATCGACCGCGCAGTGGTCAACCCCGCGATTGCCGGCCGCGTCTCCGTACTCAAGCCCGAGAAGGTTGAAGAGTGCGGCCGCCTGCTCTCCACCGACATCGGCCTCGAGTGCAAGACTGCGAGCGTCTACATGTCGGAACACTGGGGCGACTCTCAGGAAGCTGAGATCCTCGCCGGAAAGATAGTGACGGAACACAAGATCCCGCTCTACTACGAGACGCAGATTCAGTGGTACATGGCCGTCACCGGCATCGAGACCTTTTATGTTGCCGTCCTCATCGGCGGCCAGGACTTCCGCATATACGAGGTCAAGCGCGATCAAGACGTCATCGACGCCATCGTCTCCAAGTGCCGTGACTTCTGGGAAAACCACGTGCTCAAGGACGTCCCGCCGGCACCCATCAACGTCGACGACATCAAGAAGCTCTACGCAAAAGACTCCGGCGAGATGACCGAAGCCACAAACGAAGAAGCCACAGACATCGGCGAACTCCGAAACCTCAAGGAGCAGATCAAGTCCCTGAAGGAACAGGAAGAAGCCGTTGCCTCCCGTCTGATCATGGCCATCGGCGAGAAGACGGGCCTCACGCTCGGCGGTAAAAAAGCCGTCACCTACAAAGCGATGAACACCACGCGCTTCTCTTCGACTGACTTCAAGAAAGAACACCCGGACCTTTATCAGGACTACGCAAAGACCACCAGCACCCGCGTTCTCCGACTCGCTTAATTCATAAGGAACAAACACTATGTCTACTACCGACGCTCTCAAACAACAGATCGCTCCCGCTCAGCAGCAGACCGCTGTAGCAGCTCCAAACCGCCCGGTAACGCTCATCGACGTCGTCCGCTCCACGAAGTTCCAGAAGCAGATGTCTCTTGCCATGCCGAAGAGCATGACGCCCGACCGTCTGACTCGCATCGTCATGACCGAATGCCGCAAGACCCCGGCGCTCCTCAAGTGCGCTCCGGAAAGCTTCTACGGTGCCGTCCTTCAGTGTGCGGCCCTCGGCCTCGAACCGGGCTCCGCTCTCGGGCATTGCTACCTGCTGCCCTTCGGTAACGGCAAGGACCGCTCCGGCCGCCCGAACGCTCAGCTCATCATCGGCTATCGCGGCATGATCGACCTCGCCCGACGCTCCGGCCAGATCATCAGCTTGCAGGCCTGGACGGTGCACGCACAGGACACCTTCAACTACCAGCTCGGCCTCGAGCCTGACATTCAGCACGTCCCGGCATCGACCGCCGACCGCGGCCCTGTCACTCACGTCTATGCAGTCGCCAAGCTCAAGGGAGGCGGCATCCAGTTTGAAGTGATGAGCCGCGCAGAGATCGAGAAAGTGCGCTCCACGTCAAAGGCCGGCAACTCCGGCCCGTGGGCAAGTCACTGGGATGAAATGGCAAAGAAGACCGTCATCCGCCGCCTCTTCAAATATCTGCCGGTCAGCATCGAGGCCGTCCGCGCAGTCGAGATCGACGAGAAGACCGACCGTGGCGAAGCTACTACCGACCAGGACTTCCTCGATGCCGAGTTCATCGAAAAGGGTGACTTCAACGACGCGCCGCAGATCGAAGCGGCCCCCGAAGAACCCGCTGAATAACTACTAAAAATTCCCCGACAGAGAGGCCGGATCATCTATCACCGGCGCTTCCCCTCTCTGTTGGGGAACCCTTTTTTCTGTGAGTGAACAAATGAAATACAGGCTGAAAGACCGCGAGCTACAGAAGAAGCTCGACGAGATCAGTGACGGAGATTTCTCCGCTCGGCTGCACAAGGAGCGCGAGCTCATAATAGACAGTTTCAAAAAAGAACCGCGGCTGCACGTTCTCTGGTTCGGGGAGGGCTCGCAGTTCTCCGCCGCGCTGTACGCCGACATGCTCGAAGAAGTGCGCGAGCACGACCCGACAAAGTGGAACAACTACCCCGAAGTGACGCCGCCAGAAGGCGCGCTCATGCGCGTTGAAGGCGAGCACGCATATGCGGCGAGGTACGTCGTGGACGATGTGGGCGGCTACTGGATGTCCGACGACGGCTTCGAGCTTGATAACGTCTATCGCTTCCGCCCGTGGGACGAGGAGGACGAGGAATGACGCAATGGAAAAACTTCCCGGACACGACGCCGCCGCGCGGCTTGCCGCTCAGGCTCGAAGTCAAAGAAAAGGATCAAAACACTGACACGCCGGAACCCTACTACGGCAAGACCCTTTTTCAGGGGGTTGCGGTTTTCGACGGCCAAGACTTCATCCCGTTCGGCTCGTTCCACCGGCTGCCGATTTTTTGGGACGGCCGGCTAAACGCCTTTGGGCATAAGGATGTGACCGCCAGATATGCTCCGTGGGAGGATGAGGAATGAGCCAGACAGTAAAAATTGATGCCGCCGCTCAGGACGCCATTGCCGAGATCGTCGGCACGC